TCACAGACTCAGTACAAACAAGAGTATCTTGGTACTCTGTTTACCAGCGATATGCTGTACGGTGTTGCTGAGTTGCGTGACGGCTCTGCTGTTGCTCTCGCAGTTCTCGCCTAAGGCTTTATAAGCTAGTGGCTCTCCTCAGCCTCACAAGGGCTGGGGAGTTTTCTTAAGCAGATAATGTCTGTTTAAGCAAACTAACGGAGATCTAAATGGCTATCTATCGTGGACCCGGAGGTGCAGGTGACGCTACAGCAGACGCTACCAATGCCGCCTCAGTAGCTAACGGCTACGCAACTGCTGCTGCAAACTCTGCAGCTAACGCAGCCACCAGCGCAACTAACGCAGCAACCAGTGCAACTAGCGCATCTAACAGCGCAACTGCTGCAGGAACTAGCGCAACTAATGCAGCCAATAGCGCAACTGCAGCAGCTACTAGCGAAACTAACGCAGCTAACAGCGCAACCGCAGCAGCAGCTTCTGCAAGCGCAGCAGCTACGTCTAGCACTGCTTCAATCAACCTAGCTACCAACTTCTCAGCTACCGCTACCACACTCTCAGCAGGCTCTTCTGCCACTGCTTCGTACAACTCTGGTACTTATGTACTAACCCTTGGGATTCCTACTGGAGCTACAGGAGCCACTGGCTCAACTGGTGCTACTGGCCCAGCCAATACTCTGTCTATTGGCACGGTTACCACAGGTGCTGCAGGCTCTAGTGCTGCTGCCACGATTACTGGTACTGCACCTACTCAAACACTAAACCTAACTATCCCTACAGGTGCAACAGGCGCTACTGGGGCCACTGGAGCTACTGGTGCAACAGGCGCAACAGGTGCTACGGGAGCTACAGGACCAGAGGGACTTAACTGGTTGGGAACTTACGCTGGCGGCACATCCTATGTAATTGATGACGCAGTCAGCTACAACGGTTCTAGTTACATCTGTAAGTTAGCATCTACTGGTAATCTTCCTACTAACACAACATACTGGGATATACTTGCTGAGAAGGGTGCTCCCGGTGCTGGTACTGGTGACGTAGTTGGTCCTTCGTCTGCGGTAGATAGTCGCTTTGCTGCCTTTGACGGTACGTCTGGTAAGTTAATTAAAGATAGTGGATACACGTTTACTAGCTTTGCTAGGTATGCAGACACCACTGCTAACTTTACTGGTACACTGCAGAACTCTGGTAGCAACGTACTTACCGCATCTAACATTGGCTCAACCGTACAAGCCTACGATGCTGACCTGACCACGCTAGGTGCTGGTGGTTCTTCTGCTAGGTCTTTCTTAGGGCTTGCAATTAATACAGATGTACAAGCATACGACAGCAACCTAACATCGTTTGTCAGCACGTTTACTCTACCAACAACGGATGGCACGGCAGACCAAGTGTTAAAAACAAATGGTTCAGGCACTCTTTCTTTTACAACCCCTACCGCTGGCATTACCACGGGTAAGGCAATCGCAATGGCAATCGTTTTTGGAGGTTAAAAAATGGCAGCACCTAATATCGTAAACGTAGCAACAATCACGGGCAAGACTGCCGTGGTTGATTTAAGTTCAACTAGCGCAACTTCGGTTGTCAGCAACGCAGCGTCTAGCAACAAGGTTTTTAAGATCAACTCGCTGATTGTGTCTAACGTAGATGGAACGTCTAACGCTGACATCACAATCAACCTGTACTCTGCTGCTGCACTTGGTGGAACAGCAACTGAAATCTGCAAAACAATAACTGTTCCAGCGGATGCTTCACTTGTTGTAATCGACAAATCTTCTGGCATTTATCTTGAAGAAGATAAATCAATCGGTGCAATTGCTAGCGCAGCTAATGATCTGAAAGTAGTTTGCTCTTACGAGGAGATTTCCTAATGAGCCGCTACCCGGGCAGAATAATTTCTGCTACACCTCCAACAGTTACAACATCTTCTGCCAAGGGTATATGGACATTATTTGAAGCATTGCAATATAAAAGTCAAGGTCTTTGGCCTACCTCTGGTTACACAATTATCCAGACCTTTACGTCATCGACTACTTGGATATGCCCTCCCGGTGTAAGCGAGATTGAGTATCTGGTTGTTGCTGGAGGTGGCGCTGGTTCTTGCGGTGGTGGTGGCGCAGGAGGTTTCCGAACAGGAACAGGTGCATCTGTAACTGCTGGAACGTCTTACACAATTACTGTTGGTGCTGGAGCATCTGCACCCGCTTCTAATGTGAAAGCAAATTCTGGTAGCGCTTCATCAATTGTTGGAGGTTCTGCGTCCCCATTTCAATCGCCCGGATTAAGTTCTGCTGGTGGTGGCGGTGGTGCTGGATTAGGTAGTGTGGCAGCGGCAACTGGCGCAAACGGTGGTTCTGGAGGTGGCGGGGCAAGAGATGGCGGGGATCAGCCCGGAGGTTCTGGAAATACACCATCTGTCTCTCCATCACAAGGAAGTAATGGCGGTTCAGGAAAAGAGGCCGCACCAAATTACGGTTCTGGAGGCGGTGGTGGCGCAAGCGCAGTTGGCGCAAACGGAACAAGCACCACTGGTGGTAACGGGGGCGCTGGTACAGCATCAACCATTTCAGGTTCCTCAACAACTTATGCTGGTGGTGGTGGTGGTTCAACAAGTACCGGAGGAACCGCTGGAACTGGGGGTTCTGGTGGTGGTGGTAATGGTGCAACTGGGGGCGGTACGGCTATAAGCGGAACCGCAAATCTTGGTGGTGGTGGTGGCGCTGCCGAATCAGGCACAAGGGGTGCAGGCGGCTCTGGCATTGTAATTATCAAGTACATAGTAACCCCTGCTACGACTGTTGATGTCGTTCAGCAATTTGAGGCATCTGGCTCGTGGACTTGCCCGACAGGTGTAAGTGAAGTTGAGTACCTTGTTGTCGCTGGTGGTGCTGGGGCATCTACTGCTGGTGGAAGCGGAAACGGCTCTGGCGGTGGTGGAGCCGGTGGCTTTAGAACCGGAACAGGATTGGCTGTAACTGCTGGCACTACTTACACCGTGACGGTTGGCGCTGGTGGCACAGGTACAGCCACTAGAACAGCGACAGGTGGTGCAGGAAGTAACTCTGTATTCTCAACAATTACATCTGCTGGAGGTGGTGGTGGCGCAGGGGATTCTGCTCCGGGTGCTGCTGGAAGTGGTGGCTCTGGTGGTGGCGGTACATCTTCATTCTCTGTCTCTGCAAATCGTACAGGCGGTTCAGGAAACACGCCATCTGTAAGCCCGTCACAAGGAAACAACGGTGGCAATGGTAATGGCGCATCAACTTCTGATGGTGGTGGCGGCGGTGGCGGTGCTAGTGCAGTTGGCGCAAATGGCGCAAACCAAGCAGGCTCAGTTGGAGGTAACGGAGGCAACGGCGGTGCTGGTACAGCATCTTCTATTAGCGGCTCATCCGTAACCTACGCAGGAGGTGGTGGCGGTGGTGCTGCATTTGCAACGACAAATGGTACTGCTGGAACCGGAGGAAGCGGCGGTGGTGGTAACGGGGGTTCTGGTGCAAGCGGTTCTAACGCAACTGCTAACACAGGTGGCGGCGGTGGTGGTGCTGGGTTTGCAAGCCCAAATGCAACAGGCGGCTCTGGTGGTTCAGGCATAGTCCTACTTAAATACGCAGTACCTCTATCTACCGTAGAAACATTTAACTCTACAACCAAGTGGACTGCGCCTGCTGGCGTAACACAGGTGGACTACCTTGTGGTTGCTGGTGGGGGTGGAGGTGGTTTTGATACTGGTGGTGGCGGCGGAGCCGGTGGCTTCCGCACAGGGACAGGTCTAGCAATCACTTCTGGAACAACATACACAATCACGGTCGGTGGTGGCGGTAACGGTGCTACCGGTGGTGGTGCTAGTGGTTCTGCGGGTTCTGACTCTACGTTCAGCAGTATTACATCTACCGGTGGCGGTGGTGGTGCAACTCAGGGAATCAACGCTGGTAACGGCGGCTCTGGTGGTGGCGCAAATCGTTCTACTGCTGGAAACGGAAATACTCCCAGCACTTCACCGTCTCAAGGCAACAATGGCGGGACATCTCCATCACCAAATGCAGGCGCTGGAGGTGGTGGTGCATCTGCGGCTGGAGCAAATTCTCCAAGTAGCACAGTAAACGGTAACGGTGGAAATGGAACGGCATCATCTATCTCTGGTTCTTCTGTCACATACGCTGGAGGTGGTGGCGGCGGCGGTGCAACTACTTCTGGTACAGGTGGTACTGGAGGTGGAGGAAATGGCGCAACTACTACCCCCGGTTCTGTTGGGGGTGCTGGAACCACGAACCTTGGTGGTGGCGGCGGTGGTGGCAGAGGTGATTCTTTGCCAAACCGTAACGGAGGCGCTGGCGGCTCTGGTGTAGTTATCCTTAAATACCTTGCCAAACCTAATTACCAAATCTTCCAAGCATCAGGTTCATGGACTGCACCCGCTGGAGTTACTGAGGTCGAGTACCTAGTAGTGGCTGGTGGTGGCGGTGGCGGTACGGGTGGTGGTGGAGCTGGCGGATTCAGAGCTGGAACAGGACTATCCGTGACTTCCGGAACAACATACACCGTGACTGTCGGTGCCGGTGGTGGCGGCGGTACAAATTCTTCTTCAGCCTCAACTAGCGGAAGTTCTTCTGTCTTTTCATCTATTACCTCTGCCGGCGGTGGTCGTGGAGGCAATCAAGGATCAAGCAATTCTAGTACAGGAGCAACCGGAGGTTCTGGTGGTTCAGGTGGTGGAGGAACCGCTTATGGAGGGTCTCAACCCGGCGGCTCTGGAAACACTCCATCGGTATCCCCATCTCAGGGTAGTAATGGTGGCAATGGTTTTGAAGGCCCCTCAGCAAATTCTTCTGGTGGTGGAGGAGGTGGTGCAAGTGCTGTTGCCTCAAATGCAAGTGCCGATACTGGAACCGCAGGCGGTAACGGAACCGCATCTTCAATCAGCGGAGCATCCGTAACATATGCTGGTGGTGGAGGAGGCGGTGCACAAAGTGCTGCGCCAACAGGAACTTATGGTTCTGGCGGTACGGGAGGAGGCGGCAATGCTGGAGGTGGTGGCGGAAGTGCAGGAACAGTTAATACCGGAGGTGGTGGTGGGGGTGGTCGATATAACACTACTTCAGGTGGCGCAGGCGGTTCAGGTATCGTAATTATTCGTTGGTAACTAGGAGAAAGAATGAATCAGGCACAAATTTACAGGTTGTACGGCATCAACACGGCAATGGAGTTACTACGTCCAAACGCTAAGTGGGAAATCTCCAACAGGATTATTACCCGTTGGGATGACCCCAGACCCTGCCCGACATGGGAAGAAATTGATGCCACGATGGAAAAGATTAAAGCCTTTGAGGACTCCATCAATACAGTCTGGTTGCCTGAGAAGTTTGCTGAACTTACGGGTCAGCCCGTAGCGGAGGCTGCGTGATCCATAACTTATTCCCAACGCCGGTTGCGATTTACAAGTTAGACCGTGAACTGACAGAGAAGGAACTGTCTTTCATTAAAGGCCAAGAGACACGGCCCAACATGGGGAACGTAACCTCTACCGACAACACGGTTCTGCGTAATCGTTCCATGACAAAACTGCGGGACTTCATCGAGTCAAGCGTGTCTGAATACTTCAAGGCCGTTCACAGCCCAAAGCATGACGTGAGTCTGCGGGTTACTCAGTCTTGGATTAACTACACAGAGCCGGGGCAGTACCACCACAAACACGCCCACCCTAATTCGTTTGTGTCTGGTGTGTTTTACCCACAGGCAAATCGTGAGACAGATAAAATCTACTTTTATCGTGATGGGTTCCAGCAGATTAAATTTCCTCCAAGCGATTGGAATGTTTGGAACTCTGAGAGTTGGTGGTTTGAGGTAGGAACTGGAGACTTAATCCTATTCCCGTCAAGCCTAACTCACATGGTAGAGACTGTGAAAGGCGAGGACACCCGCATCAGTCTTTCTTTTAACACTTTTCCAGTCGGTTTGGTTGGGGAAGAAATGGACTTAACTGGTCTTAAACTTGAATCTATAAAGGAGTAATCATGGCGCACTTTGCCCAACTTGATAGCAACAACGTAGTGACACAAGTAATTGTTGTCGGTAACAAAGATACCGCTGACGCTAACGGCGTAGAAAAAGAGCACATCGGTGCTGCTTTCTGCGAGCGACTCTTTGGCGGTAACTGGAAGCAGACATCGTACAACGGATCTATCCGCAAGAACTACGCAGGGGTTGGCTACACCTACAATGTCAGCCTTGATGCTTTCGTTCCTCCTAAGCCCTATGCTTCATGGGTCTTGAATAACGACACAGCTCAATGGGGCGCACCTACCCCAATGCCTACCGATGACAAGAAGTATTCATGGGATGAAGCCACGACAAGCTGGGTTGAGATGGCTGAGGCTGTTTAAAAATGCCTAACCACGAGGAAGTAAAGCATATTGCTGATGGTCTATCGATAATGACCGTCATCGGCACATTGGCAGATATACTTCCTGCCGTGGCTGCACTATTTACTATTATCTGGACTGGCTTTCGGATCTATGAAACCCAGACAGTACAGGGCTGGTTAGGTAAGAAATGAGCAGAAAAGTCTCCGCTGTTGATGCCAGAACTAACACTACTAAGGTAACGCTCTTAACAGTGCCTACCAAGAATACTGGTCTGTGGACAACAATGTATGTTATCAGCACCGCAGGTACAGAGACTCCTAAAGTGTTTTGGTATGATGCATCTACTAATACTGAATACTTTGTTATTGGTGGCAAAAACTTAGGTGTAGGTGACTATATTTTATTAGCAGATAAAGAAGTAGTATTACAAGCTGGTGATGAAATTAGAATTCAAAATACAGGAACAAACTCTGTAACTTACATAGCAACTGTAGAGTTTATCCCTGAGACAACAGTTCAATTCCAATTCTAAAGGAGAATAGTATGCCAATGGTAGACGGAAAGAAATACCCTTACACTAAGAAGGGCAAACAAGCAGCAGCTTCGGCTAAGATCAGCAAACTCCGTAAAGAAGGAATGCCACAGAAGCAGGCAGTAGCTGTTGGTTTATCGATGGCTGGTATGTCTAAGAAGAAAGCTAAGAAAGGCTCTTCTCGTGGTTACTAAGCCCGGACTCTATGCCAATATCAATGCAAAGCGTAAGCGGATAGCTGAGGGATCTGGTGAGAAAATGCGTAAGGTCGGCTCTAAAGGCGCACCCACTGCTAAGGCATTCAAACAAGCTAAGAAGACTGCGAAGAAATAATGGTAAAGAAGGTATATCAGAACCCAGAAGGTGGCTTAAACGCCAAAGGTAGAGCATACTTCAAGAACAAGGAAGGTGCTAACCTGAAGCCTCCAGTGTCCTCTAAAGAGGCTGCTAAGTCTCCTAAGAAGGCTGCTCGTAGGAAGTCTTTCTGTGCTCGTATGAGCGGTGTACCGGGGCCTATGAAAGACGAGAAGGGCAGACCTACTCGCAAGGCGTTAGCACTAAGGAAATGGGATTGCTAAATGGCTAGGAAAACTTACTTACAACTTGTTAACGATGTACTGATCCGCTTGCGTGAGCCAGAGGTTACATCAGTTACTGACACTGCCTACTCAAAGCTTATTGGTAAGTACATCCAAGATGCCCAGAGACAGGTAGAGGATGCTTATAACTGGAATGCTCTGACTAACACGCTTACCATGAACACTGTCGCTAACCTCTTTAACGGTGTGTTAGTAGGTTCTGGTACACGGTTCAGGGTACTAAGTATTATTAATGACACCAGTGACTGGTTCTTGACCTATAAGTCTAGCACTGAGATGGATGATTTATTCTTAAACCAGTCTACTCAGGTAGGCCCTCCTCTGTACTATAACTTTAACGGTGTAGATCCTGCTGGAGATACTCAGGTAGACTTGTATCCTATTCCAAATGGTGTATATGTTATTCGCTTTAACATCATTCAGCCTCAAGACCCGTTACAGTTTGATGCGGATGAGATCTTAGTTCCTGCTGAGCCTGTTATCTTCTTGGCCTACGCTAAGGCTCTTGCAGAGCGTGGAGAAGACGGTGGTATGTCTAGCTCAGAAGCTTATTCACTATACCAGACTTCTCTGGCAGACCATATCTCGACAGAAGGCAATCGTTATCCTGACGAACTTAACTGGAATGCAGCCTAATGGCACAACAACAACAAGCAGCTTCGATAGCAGCGCCGGGGTTCTTTGGGCTAAACCTCCAAGAATCTAGTATCTCTCTGTCTAGTGGGTTTGCACTAGAGGCTTATAACTGCATTATCGACAGGTATGGTAGGATTGGTGCTCGTAGAGGCTGGACTCCTGTTAATGCTGTTAACTCAGACTTAGGTTCTAACAATGTAGAGTTTATGTTTGAGGTAGTATCTGCTGGCTCTACTACCCTGATCAGTGCTGGTAACAATAGACTATTTACTGGCACTACCACACTCACTGCTAAGACAATCAGAACTGCTGACAACAGCGGTAACGTGTCTTATACTATTACTGGTAACCATTGGCAAGCTGCTGCTTTGCCCTTTGATGACGGTCCTGATGCTAAGGTACACGCCTATCTAGTACAGGCCGCTCACCCCGCTCTGATCTATCATGAGCTACCTACTTCTGGTGGAAGTCCTCATGCCCACAATAGCGGTACTTTTGGGTTTGTACAGCTAGGCGATGCTGGTACACTACCAACAGGATATACTACTTCAGACTTTAAACCTAACTGCGCCTTAGCTGCCTATGGTAGGATTTGGATGGCAGACATTGTAGGCGATAGACAGACTGTATACTTCAGTAGATTACTGGACGGATCAAATTTCTCTGGTGGTGACTCAGGCTCCTTGTCAATCAATGCTGTGTTCCCAAACAATGACCAGATCATAGGCTTAGCTGCTCATAACGGATTTTTGATTATCTTTGGTAGAAACAACATAGCTATCTATGGTAGTCCT